CTGATAGCGTCACGGCAGCCGTGCAAGCGGCCCAGAACGCTGCACACGCCCCGTTGCTCCCGCCAGACCATGTGAGCCTGCCTGTGGAGGCTGCGCCCTTCTGGGATGCGCTGATACGGAACAGGCCGCGTCATCGTTGGAATGATGCCGACCTGGCTACCGCTGCAATGCTGGCGCGTGCGCAATATGACGTAGATCGCTTGCTCCAAGAGATTGCCGCAGAGGGTGACGTGATCGGGGACAAGTTGAATCCCAAGCATCCTCTAGTGGACAAGCTGGGTCGCCGGGTCGTTACGTTGTCGCGCCTGCTGCACGTCCACCCTGAAGCCACCCAAGGCCGTGCCCGCGATCAAGGCAACGAATTGGAAGTTGAACGAGATGCAGAGGATCAGCATGACCCGTTGATTCCGACGTTGCGAGTGGTGAAGTGACGCGAGCCGATGCCGTCATCGAGTTCATCGAGCGCTATTGCCTGACGCCGGATGGTGCGCAAGTGGGCCGCCCAATGTTGCTTGCTGACTTCCAGCGCGAGTTCATCCGGGGAGTCTATGACAATCCCGACAGGACGCGCCGCGCCTATCTGAGCATTGCCAGGAAGAACGGCAAGACCGGCCTGATTGCAGGGTTGTTGCTGGCACATTTAGTGGGGCCAGAGGCTAAACAGAACGCCCAGATTGTCAGTGGAGCCATGAGCCGGGATCAATCGGCGCTGGTGTTCAATCTTGCCGCCAAGATGGTGCAGCTATCGCCCAGACTGTCGAAGCTGGTCCGCATCGTTCCCAGTGGAAAGCGGCTAATTGGCCTGCCTCTCAATACTGAGTTTCGGGCGCTGGCCGCAGATGGCAAAACGGCACACGGCCTTTCCCCTGTGCTGGCGATTCTGGACGAGGTAGGGCAGGTGCGTGGCCCCCGTTCGGATTTCGTGGATGCCATCGTCACCAGCCAAGGCGCACACGCTGATCCACTGCTGTTGGTGATTTCCACCCAAGCGGCCAGCGACGCCGACCTGTTGAGCATATGGCTTGATGATGCACAGGCAAGCAACGATCCGCGCATCGTCTGCCACCTGTATGCAGCCCCGGACGGTGCAAATCTCGCCGACGAAACTGCATGGCAAGCGGCTAACCCCGCGTTGGGCATCTTCCGCAGCCGTGACGATTTGGCCGAGCAGATGAAACAGGCCGCGCGTATGCCAAGCATGGAGAACGCAGCCCGCAATCTGTTGCTAAACCAGCGTGTTTCTACTGAAAGCCCATTTGTCTCGCCAGCCGTCTGGAAGGCTAACAGCGGCCCTGTGCTGCCGCTCGACGGCCCCGTATTCGGTGGTTTAGACCTGTCGGCTCGCACTGACCTCACCGCGCTCGTGCTGGTGGGCCAAGTGCAAGGCGTTTGGCAGGTGCAGCCCTTCTTCTGGACGCCGCAGCAGGGCTTGGCAGAGCGCGCGAAGCGTGACCGGTCCCCTTATGACCTATGGGCGCAGCAAGGCTTTCTGCGGACCACTCCGGGTGCTTCAGTTGACTATGCGCATGTGGCCCGAGAGATTGCCGACCTACTGGCAGATTTTGACGTGCGGACCATCGCTTATGACCGTTGGCGTATCGACCTGCTGAAGAAGGAACTGGACGCCATCGGTGTAGAGCTGCCGCTGGTGCCGTGGGGGCAAGGCTTCAAAGACATGGGGCCAGCCATCGACACGCTGGAGGCAGAGTTGGTCAACGAACGCATGGCACACGGAGCGCACCCCGTGTTGAGCATGTGTGCGGCTAACGCCGTAATTACCAAAGACCCAGCAGGCAGCCGAAAGCTGGATAAGAGTCGCGCCACCGGACGCATCGACGGAATGGTTGCCCTGGCGATGGCGATGGGCGCTGCGCAGTCTGTTGAAGCCCCGACGGCTGATCCGTACAAAGAAAGAGGACTTATCTTTATATGAGCTACACGGCGCAGGAACTGAACCGAAAGATTACCTTTCAGCAGCTAACAATCGAGCAAGACCCAATTACCGGAGCAATGGTTGAAGCTTGGGTCGATTACGCGAGCGCCTTTGCCAAAGTGGAGCCTTTGCTGGGTCGCGAATTCTGGGCTGCCGCAGCTACGCAGTCTGAGGACAGCGTCAAATTTACGATTCGCTATAGGGGCGGTCTTAATGCCGCGATGCGGATAGCGTTTGATGGTAAGGATTTCAACATCACCAGCATCCAGAACATCCGCTCTGCCAACCGGGAAACCTTGATCTACGGGAGGGCGCTATGAATCTGCCCTGTGAATTGATGAAAGCAGAGCTGGCTAGGCTCTGCCGTGTCCATGGCCGCGATCTAGACGATGGCGAACTGCGAGCAACATGGCGGGGCACTGAGCTGTGTCTGGCGGTGTCGTTCCCAGACGGCATGGCGTGGGAAGTTCCATTCGATCCAGACGCACAGGCCATCATCGAGGCCGGACGAGCCGTGAAGCACTGAGCCGTTTGGGTCACGCAGTCGCCAATCAGATTCGCGTGCCGTAAGTGCTTATCTAGATTCGCGGCGAAGGTTGTTTCCCCTGTCGTCTCGCACGGTTTCGGAATCAACCCAGAGGAGCTTTTCACCAGTTTCGGCATCTACAGCGGAAGGGTTCCCGAAGAACGTAGCTGGTGCCACCTCATCCGCGCCTCTGCCAACTACATTGAGCTGGACGCGCACGCGTCTAGTAGTGCCATTGGCGTACGTGTATGTGTAGATATCTTCGGAACTTGAGTCGCTCATGGCGGGGTCTCACAGAACAGGCGACATGCCCTCCATGAGCATACAGGGGAGTCGCTGGTAAGCGGATGCTGCGCAAACAAGGCTCATCCAAAGTCCACTGAGCTGACGCGAGGCCGTAGACGGTCGATAAAAACCACAGTCAGCACACAGGTGGACTAGATGATGGTAAGGCGATGCCTAAAAGCAAAAAAGCCCCTGAAATCAGGGGCTTAGTTGCGTATCTGGCGGAGAGAGGGGGACACTCCGGAACCTGTCCCAACCTCCTGAATCCACTCGAATTACACAAACCTAGGTGTGTCCTTGATTGTGTCCCACAACTTTGCGTGACTTTGCCAGTTGGGGTCAACCCCCGCTTTTTCCCTGTCCCCACTTCTGCCACCCGGAGCCATTCGTTGCCGGGGTGACAACGGGTTGGGTCGTCTCGGTTGGAGTGACAGCGGGCGATGGAGTTGGCGGCGTGGCGACCGGCGGGGCCACGTTGGGTTCGACCGAAGAAGATGCGGGTGGAATGCTGGGGACATAAATGGCGATGGCGCGCCCAACTTTGCTGAACTGCGCCGCCGAATAACCTACACCAGTCGCATAGGCAGAATTCCCGGATACGGTTGCGTTGGCGTAACCGCTGTTCACCGAGCCGGTGTATTGCGTATCAATACCCTGCAAAAGAATGCCGTTCGCGCCGAGTTCCGCTGCTTCGTCTTTCAGTCTGTTCATAACCTTATTCATCCGGCTTTGGGCTGAAAACCCATTGGCACCAAGGTCGGATGCTTCAAGCAAGGCAACAGTTTCATACCCTGCGGGTGGTTGTAGATAAACTTTTACATCCTCCGGTTCAATCGGTGGCCTCGCGTTGCCGACCAATACCGAAGATGAAGCACATGCCGTTAGCGCCAGAATTGCGAGGCCAAGTGCTACGTTCTTGAAGTCGTTGATACTCATTTGCTTCCCCCCCCCTTCCGTGAGATCGATTCGCGGATTTGACTCCATTTTTTCTCTTGGTACAAGCATGAGGCCGACCTTGTTACGGCGCACGCGCGCACTTGCGCGCGCGAAGTGGTGAGGGCTTCGCCTCCACCAAAGCCGCTTTTGCTCTGGCTGTGCGCGCGGAGCGCGTCACAGGGGCTTCTTTCACTGTTGCTGACGCCATCGCGCGGGGCCGTTGCCCACCCCGGCCGCGCCGCTTTGTACCGTAGGACATGAGGGAGGCGGTAGAACGGTGGCCCATAATTTTCGCAGCCGTCTCCGGCGTAGCCTTCCCGTCTGAAATATCTGCCTTCAGGTCGCTGCCGACGGCGTGGCGGAAGGTGTAGCAACTCATGCCTTGCACCTGCAACGCACGGTTGAGGCTTCTGTAGTCGGCAGTCGTCGTGGCAAGGGTGTAGCGCCCGCCACGCTCGGCGCACAACAACGCAAGACCTTGGACAGCCTTGCCGCCGCCCGACAGGGGGAAAGCCAAGCGGCGCTTTTCGTGGCCGCGTAGTGCGTCTACCTTCGCTCCAATGATTTCCACACC